GGCGGGGGGGGGCGCTGGCGGTTTCGGGGGCGGGGGCGTCGCGGCATCGCCTTTCGGGGCATTTACGCCCGTAGGCGGGGGCGGGCCATGGCGCACATTATGGGTAATGCTCGCGGCCTGTTCGGCTGCCTGCTGCGGGTAGCCCGCGCCGGTCAGCGCGCGAATCATCGCCTGCTGTTCCGCGTACTGTTCTGACTGAATCTGGAACTGCGCCTCTGCCTGATGCAGCGCTTCCGGGTCCGGGTAGGCGGTATGCTCAATCGGTTCTACGCTGTCGTCCTCTAGCAGGTCGATTAGCTGGTCCTCGTCTAGCCCCCGGTAAAACTCCGTGACTTGCTCTGGGGCGCTGTCCCAGTAGCATTTCATGATTCCGACTTTCTGTATCAGGGCATCTTTGAACCATGTATAGAGTTCGGACCAGCCCGGATTTCGTTGATAAAACAGGTAGTTAAGATACTCTGTCGCCTGTTCCGCCTCGTCTTGGTCGCCCTCTTTTCTGGGCGTGAATTCCAGCACGGAGGGGCCCGCCGTGAAGATCGACATGAGGGCCGGTAACAGCCATTCGATAGTGTCGCTAACGTCCGTCGATACCGCTGCGCTGCGGTCGGGAATCAGCGGGGGCGCGAGGTCGTCCTCTGCTAATCCGAGGTAGTAACTCATCGCCTTGTTACGTTCCTGCGCCAGTTCGTCGCCGCAGAAATTTGCCGCCTGCTGAATTTCACGGTCCGTGATGCCGCGTATGTCGTCGTCCGTCATGCGGTCGCGGCCCTTCGGTTCCGTGAAGGTCTCATGCGTTACATGTACGTCCTCTACGTCCTGTTTCACGATACTAGGCATATCAGGCCGCCGTCAGTTTCGGATAGTTCAATTTGTCACCCCAGCCGCCGATTTGATTGGTGATGTACTGTGAAGACAGCGCCCAGTAGCGCGCGCTGTCGCTGCCATGGCTGGCCCAGTCGTGCTCAGGGGTTATCGAAAATTCGCCCAGCTTTTCGTTATATTTCCTGCGGTAGTTCGTTAGGCATTCGATGCCGCGCTGGCATTTCTCGCTGTCAAAATAGACAGTCGGCAGAAAGACGCGACAGGCGTGAATGCCCTCGTCCAGCGGCAGGTTCGGGGCGACCTGAAAATTGATTCCCAGATTCGCCGCGACCTCTAACCGGCTTTTGCCAGTTCCCATTTCGCGAACCGCGATATCGTGCGGGGCGAAATGCTGGCCGTAGACATAGCGCTTATCCGCGAGGACCCGCGCGTAATATTGCAAGCCCTCGCCCGCTGCCTCGTGATAGTCAATCGCGCGCCGTTCGATACCGACATGCTGGACAAACCAGATAGCCGTGCTGTCGCCCATGCCAAGATCCCAGACCGTATGTACAGGCAGGGCCGGGTCGTAAGGAACCCGCGTAATGCGACCTTCAAAATAGGCCGCTTCCATTTCCTTTTTGTAAATCGCGCCCGGTATTTCGATCACGTCCCAGCGTCCCGACAGCAGCGCGCGCCGCGTCATTTCGTCCAGCAGTAGTAGATTCGCCTCGTAGTCCTTCCCCAGATACGGGTTATCGGACAGGCGGGCCGGTATGAAACGGCGCGCGATGGACCGCTGGCTACCGTCGCCTAGTGTTACGGTAGTGTGCTGTAGTGTTCCGCTACCCTCGTCTTTGATGCCCCAGCGCTCGCGGACCCATTTATGCCCGCGCCCGCCCGGGTTGCAGTTCGCGCGCATCATGCAGCGCAGCGCCGGGTTCGACGTGCGCAGCCGCGAAAACAGGTACAGGTAGCAGACGTCCGTAGGCCATTGGGTTAGTTCTTCGAACGCCACGAACTGGAATTCGAACGACTGCCAGCGGTAGCGGTCGTCCTCTGTCTGCATGTAGGACGTGTAGATTTCTGCGCCGCTGGGAAACTTCCAGATATGGTCCGTGCGGTTAAATTCCGCGCCCGGATATGCCAGCGGGTAGATTTCCAGCATGCGGTTTTCGAGTTCCCGCAGTTCTGGGTAGGTCGGGCGAAAAACAATCGCCTTGTAATCAGGCTGCAAAACCGCCTGCTGCCAGAGGCCCAGCGCGTCAATAACCAGCGCGCTTGTTTTCCCGCCCCCCGCTGCGCCGCCATATAGGACTTCCATTTCTGGCGCTGCAAGGTATTCCGCCTGTTTCAGCGTCGGGGTCCATGTAACCCCCTCTGCCTCGTCGTCCTCGTCTTCGGTCGCGACCTCGTCCCAGCCTTCCGGGTCAGGCCGCGTCGGGGCCGTCAGTCTGCGCGGCATGTTCGGTTACGGTCGCGTCGTCTGTTTCCGGTTCCAGCGTCGTTTTCATCGGGTATTCAATCGGGCGCGCATTCAGCACGTCCGCGCCCGGGGGCGTCGCGTCTACCAGCTTGCTTTCAGGTTTCCATTTCGACGGGCAGCGGTTGACCAGCCACCATTTGCAGGCCGCGACGTCCGGGGGGAAATACTCGCGGTTGATAACCTCGCGACCGTCCCGGAAAATTTTCATTTCGTGTTCAAACCCGACGCAGCGCTTGTATAGCGCTTCGACTACCTCGTAGTCCGCAATGACGCGGCCCGCGTCTATCGCTGCATCGAAATCCGGGTACAGGTGCCGCCAGTTATTGAAGGTATGGCGGTCTGCGCCTAGGTTCTTTGCGATTTCCGCATGCGACAGCCCGAGCAAGGCCAGCTTGCGCGCGAAGACGATAAATCGCGCATCAAAGGCGGTATGGTCCTCGCGTTCGTAGATAATTTTTTCGGTCAGTCTGCGGCTGGTCGTCATCGCGGGATGCCCCCGAATTTTTGGCTAGCCAGCATCTGCAGCAGGTTCTGCTGGCCTGCGTTCGCGGTCATGCCTGCCAGTGGCTGCTGGACCAGCGACATTTGCTGGGGAACAAAATTCATCGCTTGACCGCTGCCCGGACGCGCGCCTGCGGGCGCCTGCCGGGGGTCGTTCTGGCCCATCTCATTTTTGCCGGCTGCGCCTGCCATGGCCCCCCAGTTCGGGCCCCCGCCTGCGTCTTTCATGGCCTGCGTCCAGTCTTGGGCGTCCTGTACCCCTTGGACCCCGCCCAGCGTCGCAGGCATCATAGAAACGCCCTGATAGTTCGCCTGCTGGCCCCCGGGCATCGTGAACTGGGACGCGGCCCCGCTGCCGTCCATCGTGAAAGGCGAGGCGACCGGGGCCGCGCCCGGGCTCGCGCCCGCCCCGCTGCTGCCGAATTTGTCCGCGAGGCTGGACCAGAGGCCGGACCCAGCGTCGGCGCCCCCTGCTGCATCGCTACCCATGGCGTCGCCCCTCGCGGGCCGCTACGGGCTCCGTAAAGGTCACGTCCGCGACGCCCGACACTGCGCCACTGGTCGCCGTGACCGTGACCGTTTCCGCGACGCTGTTAATCAGATCCACTGACAACGTCCCATCGCCTGCGGTATCGCCCGACGCGGGGGTTAGCGGGGTCGTTCCCGAACTGCTGCTAAAGACGAGGGGAACGCCCGCCATCGGGGCGCCGTTCTGGTCCATCGCCGTAAATTTGACGGTGTTAGGGGCCGTGCTGTCGGCAGCCGCGTTATCGGTCGTCGCCGCGCCGGTAATCGATGAAACGCGCGGGGCCGCATCCATTGCCGCATAGGCCTTTTTGATTAGCCCTACTGCGATTTCCTGCGCGATGCCGCTGGCATATTGAGCAATAGCGGTCGGGTCGTTCGCGGTAATCGCGTCTTCGATAACCCGCGACATGGGAACGAGGTATTCCGCATTGATGGTTTGCGGATACATGCGCAAGTCTGCGACCGGGTCCGCGCTGGTCGTGCCGGGGGTTCCCGGGATGCCGGGGGCGGTGCGTTCGGGCGGGGTTGGCATGACCCTGCTACTGCGCCATGCGAGGCGGATAGCCTCGTTCCTGACGTCTGCGGGGCTGATTGGGTAGACGGGGGCCCTGCCGGGTTCGCCGTTCAGTTCCTCGCGGGCGTTTTCCTCGTCCAGATAGGGGCTATCCGCTGCCGGGGGCAGGTCGCCGGGGGCGCCGGTATAGCTGGTTTGCGGGTCGTCGGGCGGGGGCGGAACGGGGCCCGGGGCCGGGGGGGTTTCCTGCATTTGCGGGTCGTTCATTTGGAACCGCCCTCCAAAAAAAAAGCCCGCTAGATTGCCTAGCGGGCCGGACTTAATAACGAGGGTCGTGCGCTTGAACCAACAGGCCCATTAATGGAACCTATCGAATCAGGGCGGATTATAGGGGGTTTTGTTTACCACCTCCAAAAAGTTTATTTTGACCATTTCGGTCAAAACGCATGCTGGTAAAGGCTTTCGGGCTCGTTTTCGGGACGCTGCAGGCGCGCTGCGCGGTTGATATCGTCCAGCCGGACCGCAGCCCGGTAGACGCGCTTACGGAAGGTCCGCAGGCGCTTATAAATCGCGTCGTCCGATAGCTGGCAGGCGGACGCCAGTTCCTTAACGCTGCGGGCCGGGAACAGGTAGTAAATCAGGAAGGTTCGACGCGTGTCGTTATCCGGCTGGGCGTTAATCGCCATGTTAAATAACGACATTTCAGAGGACAGCCAGACGACCGGAGCATGCCGGATTTTCCCGGGCTGCAGGCGGGCCAGAATGCCTTTCTGCATCGGGGGCGCTATGAGGCCGTGCGCGCGATGCCATGCGGCCCAGCGCAGACAAAACAGGTGTAACTGCTGTTCACTGAGGGTTTCGCGCATGTTCGTTTCCTCCATACGAAACTGTAGCGCGCAGACCGCCTGTTTACAATCCTGCGTCCGGTTCGGGCGGCCCTGCCTGTTCTATCCATTCCCAGCGGTAGCGGACCCGGTCTAGGCGCTCGCGGGCGTCTGCCGGGTCCATACCGACCAGCCAGCGGATAATGGGCGCCGCGCGCACGCAGCGCCATGGCTGGCCCGGGCCCTCGCGCACGTAGACCGCGCCCGCGTCAAAATGAGGCGCCATAACGCGCAGAATTTTGGTCTGCTGCATGCTGTCCCCCCTCGCGTTCCAGCCGTCGAACCAGCGCAGCCAGCGGCTGCACATACAGGGCCGCTAGGCGGCTGGTTTGCGCGTCCTCGCGGGTCTGCGCGAGTAGGTCCCGGGCCCGCGCGAGCCGTTCATCATGCGTCATCGTTTCGTACCGGTTCCCGGTCTTTGTCTTTGTTTTCATGGGGGAAAAATTCGCGTATATCGCCTAGCCCGATAGATTCGCGGGTCGGTTGCTGCCCGCAGCCCGCATAGATAACCGCTAGCTGCCAGTCCGCGGAATTGTAGTAAGGGACGGGCGACGTGTTAGGCGGGTCCAGCATGCACAGCAGCGCGTCGCGGTCCATATTGAAATGGATACGGCAGGCCATCGGCCGATGGTCGTAGATACTGCATAGACCGTTTTTCAGGAATGTGCAGGGGTTGCCATACCCATACGGGACGTCTGCGAACCCGCCGATTTCCTTACTGCGCGGGGCGACCTCGCGAGGCTTACGCCCGATACGCTGGCCGATAACCTGCGCTTCCGCTTTCGTGACCGCGACCGCGATATGACAGCAATGGTTACAGCCCTTTTTGCAGGCTGCCTCTGGCGCGATTGCCGCGCTGGCGCGGTCCGCGAGGTCCCAGAGGGCCGCGATTTTGCGCTGCGGGTTCTGCGGGTTGGCTATGATCCGTTCGAACAGTTTGCGCAGATTGTGCCCCTGCAAAAATGCCGGGGCTTGCTGGTTCATGCGCGCGATTTTCTGCTGTAGCGGGACCTCGTTTTCTGCGAGCCGCTGGGCGACCGCTGCCGCGTGCGCTTCTGAATCAGTCGGGCGGTCGTGCGCCGGGTCGGTGTAGATCGTTTCAGCGTTCGCGGGTTCGCGCGCGGCTGCTGCCATCGCGCGTATCACTGTTGCTAGCTTTTTGGTATCAATCATGGTTCGTTCGCGTAAGCGTGAATGGTTTGCTGGACGGTTTCGGCAGCCTGCGCGACGCGGTACGGCTGGACCCGGGAAACCAGCCGCGCGGTATCCCGCCCCTGCGCTGCCACGCGCCATAGCCGGACCTGCAGCGCTAGAAACGGATGCCCCCAGAGGGTCCAGAGGCCCAGCAGCGCAAATTCGACCGCGACCAGCCAGCCGGATAGCCGCATCAGGCCCGCGAGGAACAGGCAGGAAATCGCCATACAGGCGAGCGGTGCGAGGGTCAGCAGGCCGGTACGGGCCCATATCGCGCATTCGTCGCGAAACCGGGCGCGCTGGATAAAGTCTTCGACCTCTGCCGGGTCGCAATCTGGCGCGAGTAAGGCAGCCATGCCCGAATGAACGCCGGACAGAAATTCCGACATTGCGCAGCCGCGCCAATACCAATCAAACAGGCCTTCAAACATGGCCGCCCTCTTATCGACCGCGCGCGCGTCGGGCCTTTTTGGCCGCGATACTGCGCGCCGTGCGCTTTTTCTCTGCCGCTGCCCGCGCTTTTTCGAACTGTTCCCGCGCGTTCGCCTCTGCGATTTCCTCCGCGCGCAGCGCTTCGAAATGAACCGAAATAATCCGCTGTAAATACATCGAACGGCTGTAGCCATATTCCAGCGCGCGCCGGTCCAGTTCGGGCAGCAGGTCGGGCGACAGATTGACCGCGACGCGCACGCGCTTACCCTCTAGTCGGTGCGCGCGTCCGAGGCCAGCGGCTGCGGGCGGGACCTCGCCGCGCGCGCCATGGGTCGCGCCTTCGACCGCTGCGCGCTCGTCGTCGGGTTGCGGAATCTGGGCGGGTCTAGTAATCGAACGTACCATTTTTTATACCTTAGTCACTTCGTCAATAAATCCGTTTATCTCATTCTGGGCGGTTTTGTCTACTGGTTTGTATTCCCCCATAGACAGCCCCAGCGCAGCCGCGCGGGCTATGGCCTTACGCTTAACTACATGTGTCGTCAATACCCGGAACTGTTTCGCTTCGTTAAGCATTTCGCGTGCGCTGCTGTTATCCGGGCTTTCATAATCCGGGTCCGCGCCATTTATGACCGCATAGCACGGTAACGGACGGTGACGGGCTTTATTCATTTCCCGGATTAGCGCGATGAACTGGTCCATGGTCCAGAGGTCGGGCGCCGCTGGTCCGAACGGGGCTATCAATCGCGCGCTGCCTAACATCGCCTGCCGCAGCGCCCGGGTATCGCGCCCGCCCGCGTCGATCACGACGAAATCAAAATGCTTTGCCCGCATATTGATAGCCCTCTGCACGGCTGCAGCGGTCGGGACCAGTTCGTTTTCGACCGGGTCGCGTTCGCCTACTGCGACCCGGTTTATCAGGTTCTGGGTCGTCGTCGCCTGTTCGTCCGCGTCCAGTATCAGGACCTTATGCCCCCGCCCCGCGAGCCCCAGCCCTAAATGGGTCGCCAGCGTCGATTTCCCGACGCCCCCCTTTGTTTGCCCCAATACGATAACCTGACCCATACCGACCCCTTTTGTTAGTGTGCCGCTACTATACCATAGTGGAACATTTTGTATTTTCGTAGTGGACCACTACGGACCGCTAGTGGTACACTACGCACGTTCTTTCAAGGGTTACAGAGGGGAAATGATGGAAACGCTGTTTAAGGTCTTCGACGGAAAGGTTTGTATCGGGACCCTCTGGGCCCGCGACAAACGGGACGCAAAAGGGGCTGCAGCCGCCCAGTATCCGCAGGCCGCAGCGCTCGCGGTCAAATTGGCCCAGACCAAACGACACTAAGGGGAACCATGAAAACGCTACAAACGATTCGACGCCCGGACGGGCTGGCTAAAGCGGTCGTCAAGTTTGACGAGGACTGGGCGGAATATCAGGTCTGGCCGTACCTGCTGGGAAAACTCAACCAAGCCGCGATTTATCACACTGACGACGAGGACGACGCGGTAGGAACCGCCCGCCTCATGATCGACGGCATGAAATAGCCCCCAGCCCGCCGCGTGCGGGCTTTGCCACTGCAGGACCACCCCAAACTTTCTAAACGTAACTGGTACTTTCCAATAATGAAAACGCTTTCCCTTATCGCAGCCGCTACCCTCGTCCTCTCGCTGTCCGCCTGCGCAGGCCGCACGCCCCAGCCGGTCGCAGTCGTCCAGCAGAAAGATACGACCATGGACTGCGCCGCCATTCAGGCGGAAATCGCGCAAAATACCGCGCAGTCGGCAGAACTGGGCCGGGACAAAGGCAGCAAAACCGCCCAGAACGTCGCCGCAGGCGTCGCGGGTATCTTCATTCCGGTTCTCTGGTTCGCGATGGACTTTCAGGACGCAGCCGGGACCGAACAAAAGGCGATTGAATCTCGTAACGCGTACCTGTCGCAGAAAGCGCTGGGCGCCTGCAAAGAACAGCCGCTGAAAACGGTTCGCGCAGAATGAGACATGCCGTATTTTTCGCCGCCCTCGTATCCGGGGGCGTTTTGCTGGCAGGGCTGGCAGTCAAACTAATAGGGGTCTTCGCATGAGTAACGACAGCGTTTTTTCGGGCGTAACCGCGCATCCTGCGCGCGAGGTCGCGGACCTGCTGCATGGTCGCGACTGGGACAGCAATAACTGGGATTTCCTCGCGCTGGTCGGGGCTGTTACGACGCTGGCCCGCGAGGTAGACCGCATAACCCCCCGGGTAGTCGAACATGACGAGGGCCCGCGACCCATGGGGCCGCTGTATTCCGAGCCGTTCGCCTCGCCGCTGCCGTCGTTTGAGCACGGCATGCGTGCGCTCGATAGCGAGGCCAAATTGCGCGAGCGCTTGGCGTTGGTGTACGCGGGGCTCGCCGACATGCGGCGTCTTTGCGCGCTCGGCGCCGGGCCGGGCACGCCCGAGCATGCGCGAGCCGCCGAGGCGGCGGTTATCGCGATACATGCCCGGTTGAGCGCTATGCTAGAGGCAGCGGGCAAGGGTCGCGCAGAACGCGAGGCGCGCGCCCCGCTGCCGTCGCCCATTCCCCCGCTGATGCCGCCTGACCAGCAGTTAGCGCTGGTCTACGAGGGCCTGCGCGAGGTCCTGTTTATGGCGAAAACGGGCGAAACCTCTAACGCCCCCCGGTCGTATCTAACGTCCATCGCGGAACGCCTGCGGGCTATGCTGGACGCAGGGGGCGCGCCCCATGAGTAAGGTTTTTCTTATCGACCCGTTCGCCTGCACGGTCACGGAACACGACATAGACCTGCAGGGGCTGGACGAGGTCTACGCGCTGATGCAGTGCCAGTATGTCGAAGCGGTCCGCCTGCTGGGAACGACCGACTGGCTGTATCTGGACGAGGACGGACGCTACAAAGAGAACCAGCGCTATTTCGCCTGCTGTCTGTTCCCCGGGCAGATACTCTGCGGGCGGGCGGTCTGGTTCGGGGGCCCGGACGACGAGGGCGAGGCTATCGGGGCCGCGTCTACGCTGCAGTTCATCTGCGACCAGATCATTTTTCAACAGAACGAGGACGAAAATGGCAACGATTGACGCGACCCCGACATGGCGCGGCCTGCTGCCGCTGCTGGTCGAAGTAGCCGTGACAGGCGACAGCGTAGGCGGGCGCAAAGGCGCCATGAACGAACTGCTGCGCCTCGCGGACATTGCGGATAACCTGATCGTTTCGAACAAAGCCTCTAGGGCTGAGGGGGAACGTATGGCAGAGCAAAACCCGCAACTGGACCCCGCGACCGCGCGCCTGATTGGCCGCGTCTGGGGCGACGTGCTGTCACGCCTGACCGACAGCGGATACCGACCCGCCGCAGGCCGCGACCGGGCAGCCGCAGACCGCATTTTCAAAGACGCGATAGGCGACTACCTCGCGCACTGGGAACCGGTCGAAGGTGAGGAAAAACAGGAACCGCAGTAAAATACGCGGGCGGCCCCGTCAGGCCGCTGCGAGTAGGCAGGGCCCGGGCTAGTGATGGTAGCCCGGGCTTTGTTTTTTTCTTACTCGCCCTCTGCCGGTTCTATCGAAAGACAGGCCAGAATGGCAAGCCTTTCCATATACGCGCGCATGGTCGCGTCGTTTTTTATCGGGCTGCAACTGTCGCTATACAGATAAATTTTGTCTAGCCCGGTATCCCCTTCCCACGACATGCGCGCGGCTTTTTCAGCCGTCAGCCCGTAGATTTTCACGCGGCCCTTGTAGACGGGCCAACTGACCCCAGCCGCGCGCCCGAATAGCCCGATAGGGATGTAGCCACGATTCAGCACGACATAATGTCCGTCTGATAGCCGCTCAAGGCAGTAGGGCAGAAAAACTGCCCTAAACAGTCGTCGTTCGCCGCCGCTCATTTCCTAGTCCTGTACGTAGTAGACCGGTTCGACCAGCGCGCGGGGCTTAGGCCATGCGCCCCCGCTGCTGCCGCTGTCGGGCTCGTAGTAGGTGTTTTCGGCGTGACAGGTCTGCATCGTGAAATACGACTTTTTCTGGGTCTTTCCGTCCGCCTGAATCAGGCCGAAGTTCGTCGCGCAGACGCCATGTATCAGCGGGTCCTCTGTACCGCTGTCGCGTTCGTCCGCGAACAGCGTGTAATGCATGACCCCGCGAATGCCGTACTTTTCGCGTCCATTGATCCAGACCGGATACTGACGTTCCATGTAGGCGGCCTGCCCGTCCTCGTCCTGCCATGCGCCCCATTCCGACACATAGATAGGCAGCCCTAGGTCCGCGATTTCCTGCAGAATGTTCGTCATTTCGGGGTAGTGCCATGACCCCGCGTTTTCCGGGTCGTGCATCGAATCGTACCAATGCATCCCAGCGAACCCGATAGGGATAGGCGGGCGGGTCGGGTTGCCCTGCGAATCCAGCCCGTTTTTCATCATGTCGCACAGAATATTCACGTAGCTGCTGCCGCACGCAAACGAAACCTGCGCGTCGGGAATCAGCGAGGTAATCCCAGCGACCCCGCCCGCGACCCAGCCGCGCCATGCATCAAATTTCGCATCATCGTAGTCGTAATAAACGGACCCATCCACGGTACAGCCGTCGATAGGGTTCGGGCTGGTCGTCCGACAATGGATATCCATTTCATTCGACCACTCAAACAGCTTAGGCGCGTGCCCCTGCAGCGGGGCTGCGATGGATACCGCGAGGTTATAGGCCTTGTCGTAGTTTTCGTCATAGGTCGCGCCCATATCGACGCCCTGATCCACGACGATAAACGGGACGATATGTTTAGCCGCCCAGACGTCGAACATTTCCGCCTGCGCGGCTGCGACGTCCGGGGTATGAATGTTCGTCCTGATTAGCTGCAGCCCCAGTTCCTGCGCGAGGTCCAGATAGTCCTGCGTCGTCATGCTGGCGTAGGGCTCGTAGCCAGCGCTCGCGTGCGTATTCAGCCCGAAAAATCCGTAGGGTTCGCAGGTCGCCCCGCCCCCGCTGCCGCCCCCGCTGCCCTCGCTTTTCGGCAGGTAGAACAGGTACGTATCAACGTCTACGTAGGCGTCGCCAGCCTCGCCTAGGTCCGCTGCGGGGGCGCCATGGCCCGATAGAATCTGTCCCATGATTTACCCCTGCGGCAGGCGGGCTGCCTCATCGGCGCCCAGTTCGCGAAACTCAATCGTGCCCTGATCGCGCGTGTTAAAAATCGCTTCCTCGTCCGGTTCTAGCGTCTGGTCGTTGATGTTTTCACTGTCAATCACGACGCGCAGCGGATACGGGCCGTTATTCAGTACCGTAATGTCCATAGGTCCCCCTGCAAAATAAACCGCCAGCGAACCCCCCCGGGCCCGCTGGCGGGGTTCCCCCTAGTCGTCCTCGCGGGGGTCCTTCGGCTGGTCCTGCTGCGGCTGCTGCGGCTGCTGTTGGTGCGGATACGGGTCCTGCGGGGCGGTCGCCGGGTCCTTTGGCTGGTTCGCGTAGGGGTCCTCGCGCAGTTTCGCGACCTCGCGCGGGTCCTCTGCGGTTTCGTAGTGCTGGGCGGTCGCCGCGTCCGGGCGGGCCCAGCTAATCGGGCTGGCGCCCGGGGGCGTCATAACCCCATTCTGCGGGTCCCCCGCGCCCGGTATCCTGCCGCTTTCAACCGTCTCAACAGCCGGTTTCGCTGCTGGATAGGGAACCCCCCGGATTTCATCGGGCGGGCTCGCCTCTGTCGGTTCGGCAGGCTTATGTTCGTGCCCGGGACCGGCTGGCGGGTCCTGCAGGGTCGGGCCTGACTCGCTGCGGGTAATCGCCTGACCCGGGCCCGTCATGCTCTGGGCGGCCCGGTAGGCTGCGTCTACGTCGTCGTTACGGTGCAGGCCCTGCCCGGGACGGCTGTTCGGGTCGGACAGGTCGATAGGTCCGTTCGGGTCGTAGCTGGGAACGCCCGCGACCGGGTCGCGCGGGTCGCGCTGGTCCTCGTCGGGCAGGTCGTTATCCGGTGCCGGGTCTAGATGGTCGCTCACGCGGTCGCGCGCTGCGGTTTTACGCTTTGACATGGTATCCCCCTACATGGGTCCTACTGGAACACTACGGCGCAGTAGCGGACCGCTACATACGGTTAATCAGGCGTTCCCGTTATAGAACGGTAGCCCGGTTTGCTCTTTGATAATCGCGGTTATGTCCGCTGCCGCTGCCTCTATGACTTTGTGCGGGCGGACGAGGTCATACCAGAACTGCAGTTTTCCGCTGGTCAAACGGAAGCGCAGCCGCGCATGGATTAGGTAGGTCGGGCCGTTCTGGAAAACGGGTATCGCGATACAGAACTGTTCGGGTACTTCGAACCCGCCCGCGCTGGCGGTAATGTCCTCGTGATACTTGAACTGGGCCGCGCCGTTCGACAGGCGCATGGCGCTACCGAACTGGGCGCTGGTCGTCGCCTGCAGGTTCGTCGCTACCTCTAGCATGCGGGCCGCGTCCGCGTCGCTAACAGCAGGCGCGAAAATGTCCGCGCTGTTCTCTTCGATGAATTCCGCGAAATCCTGCTGCGACTTGCGCGAGCCGTTCGCTTTGATCCATGCCTGCCATTCGGGCGAGGTAGGCGGGTTATAGACCGCGCGCCAGTCGCGCCAGTCGGGTTCGCAGTCGTCGCCCTCTACATCGTTGAGAACCGCGCAGTAACCTACGCCCTGCTGCGGGTTACAGAACCCGTAGACAGCGGACGCGGACCATGATTTCCGCACGTTGATGTAGGCGACAAACGACGCGACGTCATACAGCGCGACCGTCCCGCGTGCGCGGTTAGGCGTTTCCATGAACCGCGAGAGGTCTTCGACATGGAAGTTATCCGGGACGACCGCATACGGTTCGCCCCCGGGCAGCATGCGTTTCGCCTCGCCTATGCTGGTCGCGAGCCCGACAATGTCCCAGATAGCCGTTTTGTCGTCGTTCATGCGGCCCCCTGTTCGCGCGGCAGCGGGGCAGGCTGCGAGGTATCAACCGCGCGAGGCGCAGACGTGTCGATATCGACCGTGCGCAGGTCTAGGTTCTGCTGGCGCGGATTGTTGCGCGTCAGATTGTTTTCAGGGGTCGCGAATAGCAGGCTGGACCCGCGTTCCGGTTTTGGGCCCGCGAGCGTAATAGCGTCGGTGATTTCGAACGCGCCCGATTTCGTCGGTTTGAGTTTCAGCGTCAGGCGCAGTTCGCCCGGTTTGTTACTCAGAACGCACTGCTGGACCAGTTCGTTTAACGCTGCGGACAGTTCGTCCAGCGTTTCGCCGTAGCGCAGGTCGCGCAGCAGGTCGGTAAAGGGGCGAATGGACATGCGTAGACCCTCCGTTAGCCGTTCGGCTTATCGGGGTCTGTCGGTTCATGTCCTCGTTTGCTGCGTGCCCTCTGGCGGGGCTGTCTGAGAGTTTAGGCGGGCGGTTTGCGTTAGTCCAGCGCGTCGAACCGGGCTTTCAGGCGCTTGCGCATGTCGTCGGGCAGGTCGTCCATCAGGCGCGCGAGTTCCGCGCGTAGGGGGCCGCTGCTGCGCGCTTCAATTTGCGTCAGGCGTTCCAGTAGCGGAACGACCATATCCCGATACTCGCGCGTCAGCGCGACGACCATAGCGCGCAGTTCGCTTTCTTCGTCATAGTCCATAGCTAGCCCTCGTAGCGCTGCCGTTCGCCGTCATTGATAGGCCAGATATCGAATTCCGACCCGGGACGTTCTGCGCGGTCTGCCTGCAGCGTCAGAATGTTTTTATACAGGTCGTCCAGAACCGTCTGCGGTTCCGCGCCTGCCTCTAATGCCTGCTGGACATGCAGCAGCGCAGCCTGCGCGCCGTACTTAAACCATAGCTGCCAGTCGCTACAGTCGGTGTTTGCGTCGATATCGTTACGCAGCGCCAGTAGCAGGCCGCCGCGCGAACAGTGCCGGACTGTATCCATGTACCCCCCTCTTTAGTGGAACACTAGCACGCCATAATGGCCCGCTACGCCCGTTTCCAGTCGGGGTCCTGTCCCGGATTGTATTCATAGGTGAATGCCTGCCCCAGCCGTTTCTGGATCGCGGACAGGCTGCGGGGGTCTGCCAGTAGGGCCCTCGCGGTCTGGGCCTGCAGTTCGTCCCGGGCGGTCTGCAGGGCCTGCTGCGTGCCGAACAGTTCTAGCCGTAGCTGTTCCAGTTCGCGTCGCGCTGCCTCTAGCTGGGCTTCGTGATAGGCGCGCATGCGCTGTTCCAGTTCGTCCAGTAGTGCGGCAGCCGTGCGCGGGTCGTCGTTAGGCGTCGGCATGGGTCCCCCCGTTGGTCAAAATGCAGGGCCGCAGGCCCGGGTTTTCGGGTTCTGCGGATATCAAAGCGCTGCGCGCGATACGTCCTACGTCCGGTAGCTGTTGCTGGTCCGCGAGGTCGCGCAGCAGCCGTAGCGCGATACGTAGCCGTTCGTTATCGCGCCGCAGGCGGTCGATAGCGTCGGGGGTCATTCGTTCGGTCCTCCAATCAGGCGCGGTTCGCGGGTCGTTTCCAGCACGGCTAGGCGCTGGTCTGCCGCGTCGTAAATGTCCGCTGCGACCTGCAGCAGGTCCGCGTCGTCGCCCGCTGCCTCGTCCAGCGCCCGGGCCAGCAGGGCCAGCGCGTCGATAGCGCCCGACACATAGAAACTTTCCGCGACGTTCTTTCCGGTCGGGTCCAGCAGCAGGCTACAGCCAGCGCTTGCTAATGCGATGCCGTACCTGTTCCGCCAGCGTGTTTGCAAATTCTCGCTCATAGCCCCTCGCTTCCATTGCCCTTTGGACGCCTGCTAACGCCTGTTCCGTTTGGTCGCGCGCGCTGTACAGCGTCTGCAGCCTTTCATCGTCTGACCTGTCGAGTATATGGGCCAGATAAACGTTTGCGCCAGTCAGGAACGCCCGCTGCAGCAGCAGGTAAAGCCCTCGCGACAGATAAGCGTCATCGATGCCAAGGTCCGCCATAAAGGCTAGGTCCTCTAAGCTTTTCGCCTGCTGGGGCGGGGCGTAGCCCAGCGTCGTTTTGCGTTGGTCGTCAGGCATGGCCGGGTCCGTGCGTCGCGTGCGGGCCCTCGTCCTGCGGGTCTGAGAACATGCGTTCGGCTGCGACTGTCGCGAGAAAATCCGTAGGCCAGCCGTCCGGGTACGGGTCTACGCCCGCGCGCAGGCCGCGTTCGTGCATGGTCAGTTCCAGCAGGGACCATGCGTCGCGGACGAGATGGCTCGCGCATGCCTCAAACATGGCGACCGCCAGCGCGTGCGGGTCGATTCCCATGCATTCCGCGACCTCTTCGACATTGAAGCGGACCAGCGCAACACCCCGTATCGGGTCGTTTTGCATCGCATGTACTCCCTGTAGGGCATCCCTGACAGCCCAAAATGCGCCGGTAGGGGGAAAATCGGACGCTGGCGCCGCTCGCGGACCTCGTTTGGTGTCACACTACCTACCTGGCCTTTCCAGCCCGTCTACGGGGCTCTAATCGCGTCGCGCTCGAGCACATTACAAACACATTACAAACGAGCGATAACATTAAGCTATCGGTTAACTGGTAGTCTTACAACTTCTGCTATTTGTCTAGCTGCATGTCGCCTAACTCATGACGGTGCGCCGTATATGTCGGGTCAATTGCCAGCAGCTTTTCATGTGCTGCCAGCTTGATGCAGGCCAGCATATGGCCCGCCGAACCGCGTTCTACCGCGACCGTCAGTAACAGCCCCAGCGCAGCGACGCAGCGATAGGCGGCCCTCTGCGTTTTGCGCCGGGTCGGTCCGTCCATTCCTTGGCAGGCTAACGCTAGAACGTCGTCCAGTAGTTCGCGCGTTTCCTCCGCGCCTTCCTCGTCGCTTATCGGTCCGTCCAAAGATTTGTATTTCATCGCTACCCCTTCCGGTTTGCGTATTTCAGTTTCCCGCGCAGTTCTGCGATAGCCGCGAGCGCTGCCGGGTCGTCGGGTTTGCCCTCTGCGAGCCGCTGTCGTCGCGCGCGGTCCTCGCGGTCGAACGCGTCCATCCGGGCCAGCGTGTCGTTCTGCGTATGCGAGGCATGAACGCCTACGGGCGTCGCCTGCGTTTTCGCCGGTTGCTGAGATCGTTTTTTCAGAATGACCGCCCGCAGCCATTTCGCGCCGTCGCCTATCGCGCTGGTCGTGTCATGCAGGCTTTGAGCGGCTGCGTGCGCCTCTGCTGGGGTCACGTCTACGAGGTCGCAGAACGTCCGCAGGGCTTTCGCGTCGCAGGAAACCCCTTTGTCGCTGCAGGCAGCCGCCAGCATGCGGACGGTTTCCGGGGGTTCGTCGTCCTCTTTTTCAGAATCGGAAAACGAACGCCCGGACGCGTCCAGTTCTGGCTGGGGGGTAGGGGGGTTTTTTAAAGAGTTTTCCTCTATTAGGCATACCCCTGTTTTTCCGGGTATCTCCCTCGAAATTTCGGGTATGGTCTTACAGTCTTGTAAGGTCATACTGGAATTTTCGGGGTATGACCTTACAATACGCTTGCGTAGCCCGGTATAGGGTTTTCCCGCACGTTCCAGCGCCTGTTTTTCCGCATGGCGCATTTCGGCTAGTTCTAGGTCCCTGACCACGTCTGGGAACAGTCGATATAGACAGGGTAAATCGCCGCCCTGATCCTGATAGTCAATCGCTTGAACCTCGCGGGCGACGTCGCGCGCCTGACAGAACGTATCGGACGTTATGCCTAGGTCCGCGCACCAATCCGGTATCGACCGCGCTACCCATTGTTCGCCGTCGAACAGGCGCCAGATAAATTCAGCCGTGACCTTTGCGATACGCTCGCGAACCCCGCGCAGGACGAGCCCGCGCGTAATGGTGTCGTGACGACCGCGAAAACTGCGCCGTCTGCGTTCCGCGAGGCGGGCCGCTTCCGAATTGTTTTTGAAGGGGAACGGACGGGGGGGCAGTTCTGCGCCCATTTCCGCGAGTATCGCGAACGCGTCTATCCGGTCCGCCTCTGGTAACTGGGCCAGCAAGGCGACCAGCGCCGGGTTATGGCCCGGGCGGATAGTGTCGGGCGACGTCATACCGGCCCCCCTAGTTCTAGGTTGGTTTTGGGGGGCAATGAATGCCTGCGCGGGGCTGCAGGCTACGTTCGTATTGTTCTGGGTCATTCTGCGGGCCTTGTTTTGTGCGAGGTCCCGCGCGTTCTGTCGCATTTCTGCGGACGTCGCACGTCCAGCAGCCGCTAAACCGCTTGCACGGTTAGCAGAAATTGCGGCAGAATCAAGTTTCTGGCTCGCTAGCCCTGACCTGATTCGCGCGGTACTCAGTAATCGGTCGCAAAAACCCTCTGTTTCCGCAGGGGGTTTTTGTTTTTGGGGCGGGCAAATGTTCAGCCCCGCCTCGTTCAATCCCTTGTCTGTTCAACGTTTGCGCCCAGACCGGGCGCGATTGGACAGTCTGCCCCGTTAACTGGGCGTCGTCAATATTTCCGCGCTTTCTGCATTTTTTGGTCCATGATTGGTAAGACTTGCGGCCTGTAGACGCATGTTTGCGACTGATACACCCCTTTAGCGTTACATTATTGTGCCTTAGTGTTCCACTACGATAGCATTACGGCATCTTACGTCTGTAGATTCTATCGTTTGTTAAGGGTTCGTTTAATGGCATTAGCACGCCCGTTTTACTTATGCCATTCGTTCATACGTAAGGGTTAGCGTCCTGCCCCCATATTACGGTTTACCCTTGTCTACCCTTCGTCTACTGGGTCATGTCTTATATAAGTCTGACATTAGGTAAATCTTTCCGTGTCTATTATTTAGTTCTACTTAGTGGACCACTACGGCACACTAGTGGACCGCTAGCGTGTTATGCTTCGTCCCGTAGTAACCAAAAACAAACGAGGCGAACATGACCGCTTGGACGAAATTGCTGGCGCAGGCTGAGAAAGACCATGGAACGCGGGGCGCAGTCTGGGGCGCGGTCATGGCTGCAGAGGGTAACGGCACGACCGACGCAGAACGCTATGACTCGCTTTGTTTCACCGTGATTTTTGAAGAAAACGCAGACGTGCGCGCCTACTTCGAATCCATCGGATACGCGTTCTAACCCAAAACCCCCGGGGGCCTGCGGGCCCCTGACCAAAAACTAACGAGGCAAAACATGAAACGACTGGACGGCGGACTTTGGAAGGTAGAGGACATGGAAGAAAACGAACTGTTCCGGGGTTCGGAAAACGAGTGTGAGGCGTTCTGTAAAGCGCACGGCTTTCGCTTCAATCGCTATATCTGCCAGCGCACGCTGGTCCTCTGCTATCCCGCCCGCCTGGGGGCGGGGTTCAGGTTT